GCATATGGGAGTGCTTGGGATTGACGCCCCAACGAGCGCAGGTCAAAGAACATCAGAACGTTTGCTATTAACATCTTCATCAAATATAAGTAGATACGTTCAGATTGATTTCAGCCTTTATAGCGTAGCTGTAGCCGATCCAATATATAACGCTGACATGGTTGCGAATGGATATGCAGATTACACATACGGCTGGATTAGTGATTTCCAAGTCAACGAAACAATCCAACCAATTGGATTCAACGGGGATATAAATAATAGTGAAGAGTTTTATGTAGACAGACCTAGCGATTACACAGGATCCCCTTCTCGTGTTGGTGTACGTTCTAATACAACTGAAACGACAATTGTAAAATTGTTTATTGAAAACAAAGGCAATAACTACGGCTACCGCAAAACATTTACGGTAAATGGCACAAGTCTACCGGCGATCATGATTTCTGGCCTTGAGAGTACACCTGGAATACCGGAACGTCTTGTAAACATATGGGATGCAGTATCAGACGTGTATCTGTTTAGCGAAGAAGAAGGCAGCCATCAAAGCAGCCCAGAACATCAAATTGTTTATGTAAACGAACAACGCAAAAATTCAACACCGCCGTTATACAGCAGCTTGGCATTAGCTGGAATGCAACTGCGGAGCGGTAAAGATTGGAACAGCTTTAGCAACTTTAGTTATTACGCCAAGACTGGACGCATCATCCCGCTGATGATTGACAGCAGCGGCAATAACGTCAATTCACCGACAAGCTTAAGTGTTACTGGTGCTAGCCATCTGTTCCCTGAGATCCTGCGTGATTTGTTACGTTCCACGATTTATGGCGCCGGTGCCTTAATACCAGAAGCAATGATCGACTGGGACGGCTTTCGCTATGCGGCTAAATCCTGCCAAGCTAATGGCTGGTTTTTTGATGGTGTGTTATCTGCGCAAGTCAATCCTAGGGAATGGGCTTACCAACATGCGCAATATTTCATGCTGGATTTTGTAGTAAAAGGTGGCAAGATTTCGCTTGCACCTTCCTATCCAGTCGATCCTGGCGCCACCAACGGTTACGCCATTGATTATGCTCGCCAGCCAAAGATCAGCGCGTTATTTACCGATGGCAACATCATCGAGGACAGCTTGCAGGTGAACTGGTATTCAACTGAGCAACGGCTTGCACCCCAGGTGGTGGTTACATACCGGCAAGAAATTGAGAACGGATTTGCTGAAACTCGCAACGTATTGGTGCGTTTGCTTACCTCAAGCGAAACCACACCAGTGGAAGCCGTTGATTTTACAGGCTTTTGCACCAACATGGAACATGCTAAAACTTACGCCAAAATGTTGATACAAGTGCGAGCTAATACAACTCATACGGTTCAATTTAAGACGCTGCCTGAAGCTATTGCATTGGAACCTGGCGCGTATTTCAAGCTATCTAGCGCTGCGAGGCACGTAACATCATTCCAAAATGGTCATGTATTGGATGATGGCAAAGTTGTGACTACCACCAGCCTTAATAGCCAAACGGTTACGGTGTATTGGTGGCGGTCTGGGCTGACGGCTGTTGAGTCAGGATCGATGACTGTTGACAGCAGTGGCGTTGCAACCGATCCAAAATTTAGAGGCGCGGTATTTACGGTGTACGACCCAAGTGATGAATATCCCCGCGTTTATAAAGTTGAAAGCATCGCTTATGATGAAGATGGCTTGCTGGATATCGGCGCTTCACATGTCGCCACAACAGCTAGCGGTTCCATATCGTACCTAGATTTGGATGACAGTAAATTTGTAATTGAGGTGCAAGCATGAGTACAGCAGGCCCCGACTTCCCTGAGCTTGTGCCTACAGCACGGTCGATGTCACCTGGTGATTTTGCGGGTAAAACTTTCCGCTCACAAAGCGGCGTTGAAGCACGGGTGCAATATGGCAATAAAGCATTTGATAAGACGATGGATTTGGAATATAGCAATATCACTGAGGCCAATGCGGCTCTCATCCATGATCATTATTTAGCTTGCAATGGCACGTTGTATTATTTTAATTTATTGCAAAAACCTAAAAGCGGCAATGAAACATTTCATATTAACGATCAAAGCGGTAGTACATCTAACCGCTATAGCGCTACACCGTTTGGGCTAAAATACCGTTATGCGGAACCACCGCAATTCAATAGCGTAAAAACTGGGCGCATGTCCGTTACGGTAAAACTAATTGGAGTGCTTGACTCATGACCTACTACAGCGGCAAAGATGGCACCCTCACCTATAACGGCACAGTCGTAGCCAAAGTAAGCAACTGGAGCATATCTGCCACAGTTGATACGCTTGAAACCACAGTGCTTGCTGATAGCGACCGCACCTATGTTCCAGGGTTACGCACCAGCAGCGGCAGTGCAACAATTTTTTATTATGACGAGGCAGCAAAACCATTACTAGAACGCATAATAAAAACTAGCACCGTAAGCGAGTCGGACATACTTGTTATCAAACTTGGCTGGGACACTAAGTTAATTCAAGGCAGTTGTATTATCACCAGTGCAGAGTTAAGTTGTGCAGTGGGTGAAGTGATGCAGGCTAGTATCCAATTCCAGTTTACTGGCGCACCAACTGGCGTAACACTATGACCGTCTATCTCGGCAACGCAGGCAATATAGAGCTTATTCGGGATAGTGGTGATGTAATTGCAGGAACAATAGCGCCTGCAAGCGTTAACGTTAGCAAGGGTATGTTTAGCTTCGATTTTAGTTTTGGCGCATTTGTTACAGGTGATTTTGTAGAGTTTAGCAGTACATCTACGCTTTCATTTATATCGGGATGGGCATACAAAAAAGGCAACTGGTTCGTTAACGTAGATCAACTTGGCGGGCTGCGGTTATATAACACATACTCCGACGCGGTGGCAGGCACATCAAACAACAGAGTTACATTGACTACACCTGGCGCTGCCGTTGCTGTTAGCTGCAAAATCCTTAATTCAGTGCCAAGGGTATTGGGCCAGATTGTAAGGTTTGAATTATCAACTGATCGCGAGGCGGTTGATACAACAGGATTAGGTGATGAATTCAGGAATCAATACAGCACTTTGATCACGGGATCGGGCAGTATCGAGTGTATTTTTGATTATGCAGTCGCAGGCGAAACTGAGATTGCAGTGTATTTGCATAATCTATTATTGCGGCAACAGTTTGGCAGTGATTTTAAAGCTAATTTATACATCTTAGGCGAAGGCCAAGCGCAAGGGGTTAATGCTGGAAATGATTCGGTGTGGTATGAAATCAATGGCGTAATGACTAATGCTGCAATTAGTTGCGCTGCAGGTGACATAATTGGTAGTACATTTACGTTTGTCACTACTGGCGAAATCAAGCTACGAGTGCAAACTGTCACCTGGGCTGACCTGTTACTCAACTCTGCGGGTGATAGACTGGTTCTAAGCACCGCTGACGCGGACATCCTGGAGCTTGGAGAAGAACTGTAATGGCTAACCAGCGCATAGATCAGCTAACTGCTGAGACAACGCCAGCAGCAGCAGATCTGTTGCCTATTTTTAGCATTGCAGGCAGCGACACTAAGAAAATTACAGTTAAGAATTTAGTACAGCAAGGCGCTGCATTAGTAGACGACGCATCAATACCAGTAGCCAAAGTCAACCTCAGCGGCATCAGCGGCACCAATCTTACGAATGGCACGGTAACCGCTGCCAAATTAGACACGAGCACCATCCCAGCTACTGGTGGCGTAACGGTTAGCAGCAGCAATCTGCAACTGGTAGCACCTACCAGCCCGATTGTTCGTAATGCTGGCACCGGCAGCCTTGAACACGCAGCCAGTGGGGCGACTGCTGGCACGTTCACAAAAGTAACTGTCGATCTGAAAGGCCACGTAACTGTTGGCGCATCGATTGCCGGCACAGATCTGCCACTTGCCACCACAGCACTTGTTGGCGGTATTTCCGTTGGCACTGGTTTAGCTGTAACCGGTGGTGGGGTATTAAATCACAGCAATTCAGTTGGCGCTGGTACAACAAGCGGCATCACCCGCGATGCTCAAGGCCATATCACAGGTGCCGTGGCGTTGGTATCTGCTGATCTACCTCTAGCTACTACTGGTGTACCAGGCGCCATGAGCCCTGGCACCGGCACTTCCGTCAATGGTGCTGGGGCGTTAAATGTTACTGCCGCCACTTCAAGCACATTGGGTGGTGTGATTGTTGGCGGCGAGTTTGCCGTCAGCACCGGAACAATTTCACTAGCAACGCAAGCTGGCCTCGCCGCTGGTTCGTATCCAAAACTCACAGTTACCACCAAAGGCATTGTCACTGCAGGTACGGCATTAACGGCAGGTGATATTCCAGCTCTTCCAGCATCACAAATTACAAGCGGCAGTTTAGATATTGCGCGTATTGCAGCTAATACAATTACAGGCGCCAAGTTAGCTAATTACGCTATCAGCAAAATTGGAGATACTACGCCAACCGCTGACTGTATTGGGCAGTTCTTTTTCAACCCAATTTCAAGAGATTTGAGCATGTACGATGGGAACGTATACCAACCCATCGGTATTTCAGTTGGTGAGATTATATTTGCAGGTACATTTGATGCTTCTCTGGGTAGTGGAACTGGTCAAATTGCTTCTGTTACAGCAGAAGGCACAGCAATTGGCCTAGCAATAGGTCAAGCATTACCGGCTGCGGCTGCAGGTAACAGTCGTTATTACCTAGTTGTATCCGAAGCTGGCACCATTACTTCGGGTAATGCGCCACAGGTAGCGCTAACACCACCAGACATTGTGTTATCTAATGGTACGTCGTGGACTGAAATTGACGTATCACAAACAATTACGGCACAAGTTGCGAGCAATGTTAGTTTTACTCCTGCGGGTAACATCTCCGCTATCAACGTTCAAACTGCTATTCAGGAGCTGGATACAGAAAAGCTACCGATCGCGGGCGGTACGGTAACAGGCAACTTAGAGATTGGTACTACTGGCAGTTTGAGTTTTGAGGGCTCGACAGCAAACGCATTCGAGACAACTGTCGCGGTAGTAGACCCTACGGCTGATCGCACGATTACACTGCCAAATGAAACTGGTACGGTCATTGTTAGCGGCAATGCTTCAATCGTTAATGCAGATATAAACGCCAGCGCTGCGATCGCAGGCAGCAAGATTGTGGCAGCGACCACCAGCGTGGTTGGCGCGGTGCAACTGAGCGATAGCACCAGCACTACCAGCAGCGTATTAGCTGCGACGCCTACAGCAGTAAAGACGGCATACGACCTTGCAGCAGCGGCATTGCCTAAATCAGGCGGCACGGTTACTGGTAATTTAGAAATTGGCACTGCGGGCAGCCTGACATTTGAAGGCGCTACAGCAGATGCTTTTGAACTGAGTCTTGCAATTGTCGACCCTACCGCTGATCGCACGATCACGCTGCCCGATGCAACTGGAACCG